TGGTGGAGCAGTCTGAGCTTTCGCGTGAGGTTCAGATTTATCGAGACTCGATTTATGTGCCGGGTTCTCAGTCTGTGTTGCGGGTTGTGTCGGCCGAGGCGTATTCAAAGGAAGGCTATAACCCGAGCCGGGTCATTCTTGATGAGTTGCACGCTCACCGTGATCGTGCGTTGTATGACGTGTTTAGTTTGGCTATGGGTAACCGTGGCGGGTTGGCGCAAATGGTTGCGGTGACCACTGCGGGTTTGAAGACCGATATCACTGGCGGCCCTAGTGTCGCAAACCAGCTTTACGAATATGGCAAACGTGTGGTGAGCGGTGAGGTGGTTGACCCGTCGTTTTTTATGGCGTGGTGGGAGGCCCCGGAACGTTTGAAGCATGATGATCCGGAGGCGTGGCGTATAGCAAATCCGGGCTTCAATGATTTGGTGGCTGAGAAGGATTTTGCCAGCGCGGTGCTGACAACTCCCGAGGCTGAGTTTCGCACTAAGCGTTTGAACCAGTGGGTGAATGTGAAACAGGCGTGGCTTCCGCCTGGCGCGTGGGAGAACCTTGCTGAGGATGGCGTGCGTCTCGAGCCGGGTGACGAGTATGTGCTGGGCTTTGATGGTTCGTGGAAAAATGACTGCACTGCTGTTGTGGCTGTTATCAAGCCGCGCCATGAGGATGACGTGTACCGGGTTTTTCGTGTGGCCTCGTGGGAGAAAGACTTTGCAATTCACGATGACTCCTGGGTGGTGGACAAGCAATTGGTGGTCTCGGTGGTCAACGATTTTGTGCGGGATAATCCGGGTTGCGTTGAACTGGTGGCCGACTTGTCGTATTGGCAGGATGAGGCTTACCAGTGGAGTCAGAACGGGTTGCCGCTTGTCGAGTATCCGCAGACTTTGAATCGTCTTGTGCCGGCGACGGCGAAACTGTTTGAGGGGATCATGGCGGGCAAGATTCGGCATGACGGCGATGGGGCAATGCAACGCCATTTGGATAACTGCATTTTGAAGATGCATAACGGTGGTTCTCGGTTGACGAAGGACTACAGAAACCCGAGGCTCAAGATTGACCTTGCGATTGCTTTGCTCATGGCTTATGACCGGGCATCCGGTAAACTAGAAACGCCGGTTCCACAATTTTACGGATGAGGTTATGAAACTTTTTTCAATGGTTGCTCAGATAGTTGGGTTGGTTGTTGTGACCGCGGGTGTGACGATGATGTTTTTACCTGCCGGTTTGATTGTTGGCGGCGCGTGTTTAGTGCTTATTGGTTTCGCTTTTGGGATGAGTAAATAATGGTTTTTAATCGGTTGTTCGAGCAACGAAGCGTGACCTACAAAACATTGTGGGCCTCGGGTGACAGTGTTGATATTGGCAACCTTGCCGGAACGGTAATCAACTCCGAGAGTGTCTTTCAAGTCAACGCGGTTTTCAGTGCTATCAGTCTTATTTCGGACACGATTAGCACGTTGCCGATTGATTGTTTCATTAACCGTGATGGGGAGCGTTTCCCGTTCAGGCCTAAACCTTCGTGGGTTGACCAGCCGGACATTGATGTGCCTCGCGCGGCGTTTTATTCGAGCGTAATCACGTCGCTGTTGCTTGACGGTAATGCGTTTATTCGCGTGTTTTCTAATCGTCGTGGCGAGGTTGTGAACTTGACGGTTTTGAACCCGACGAATGTGGATATTGTGCGCAACGGTGTGGGGCGTTTGCAGTTCAATGTGACGGGTGAGCCTGAACCGTTGTCGGCGGATGAGATGATTTTCATTCCGGATTTGTTGCGCCCTGGTCAGGTTCGTGGTGTTTCTCGTATTCACGCTTTGAAAGAATCGTTTGGTTTGGCTCTTGCGTTGGAGAAGTTTTCGGCCACGTTCTTTGGCAGCGGGACGAACCTTGCTGGTGTGATCGAGTTCCCCGGCAATTTGACCGCTGAGCAGGCTGACAACTTGCGTGCAAGTTTTGACTCGAAGCACTCGGGTTGGTCGCGGTCTAACCGGACGGGCGTGCTTTCAGGTGGCGCACAATTTAAGCCGACTCAGATTGATCCGCAACAGTCAACGCTGATTGAGTCACGTCGGATGGCTGTTGAGGATGTCGCTCGGGCGTTTAACGTGCCACCGCATATGCTTGGACTGCCGGGGACGAACACTTATTCGAGTGTTGAGGCCAACAACCTTGCTTGGGTTACTCACTGTTTGCGCCCGTTGGTGCAGAAGATTGAGACTGCCCTTCAACCTTTGATGCGGCGTTATCCTGGTGGCGAGAACGCTTATATTCAATTCAACATGAATGGCCTTTTGCGTGCGGATACTGCCGCGCGAATGAGTGCCTACTCAGTTGGTTTGCAGTCCGGTTTCTTGGCTATCAATGATGTGCGCCGACTCGAGGACTTGTCACCGATTGATGACCCGGCCGCGGACACTGTCAGGGTGCCGTTGGCGAACGTAAACATTGACCAGTCCGGGTTGAGTGCGGAGCGTCAGAAAGTGCAGATGGCGCAAATGCTGGTGCTTAGTGGTTATGATCCGGCGGATGTTTTGCGGGTGGTGGGTATTGATCCGATTGCTCATACTGGTTTGCCGAGTACTCAGTTGCAACCGGTGTCGATGATTGACCCGGTTAACCCGGATGCTGTTTATGCGGATGAGGTGAAGTGATGCAGTCACCGGGGCGTTTAGATATGTCGTGCTATCAGGGCGCGAGTTTTGATTACACGTTGACGTGGCAGACCGGCGGGACACCCGTGAACCTGTCAGGGTATTCGGCGCGTATGCAAGTACGTGATGGTTTTGATGGCGGTTCGGCCATTGTTGACATTGTGTCGGGAACTGGTATCACGTTGGGTGGTACGGCTGGCACGATTGTTGTGGCGTTGACGGCTACGCAAACGGCTGCAATTGACGCGACTCCTAGCGGGCAATACGTTTATGATCTTGAGCTTGTGAGCGGTTCGACTGTGACGCGTCTTGTTGAGGGCACGTTTATTGTGTCGCCGGAGGTAACACGTTGACCACTGTGACGGTGACAACTTCCACGGCTGTTGTTGAGGTTATCCCTCCTGCTTCTGCCACTGTCACAACGTCGGGCGCGGCTACAGCGACGGTGAGTGTTGCACCTGAGTTTGTGTGGCCGGCCCCCGCTGCTTTCACGGTTGAAGGCGGCACGCTTGGGACGCAACCAACTTTCAACGGCCCACCATTGTTTACGGGCACTTTTGTCAAAATGGGTTCGCTGGTTCATTTTGAAATTCAAGTTGACTTTGACAACATCACGAGTTTTGGTTCGGGGCAATACTTTGTGAACTTGCCTTACCCGGCTGCGTTTGCTTACGAGTTCACGGCGGGTTGTTTGCATGACATAAGCGCGAGCAGAACGTACCCGATTTTTGGTCACGTCTTTGCGGGGGAGTCTCAGTTGCGTTTGGAGTCTTTAGATAATCAGGGCAGCCGCACTTTCAATATTCCCTTCGAGCAGGGGGATCCGATTAATTTGACCGTTGCCGACAATTTCCACGTTTCCGGCGTTTACATTACGAGCGCATAATGCCCTATTACATTACTGAAGAGAACGCTGACTGTTCGGGTTGGGCTGTCATGGCTGTTGACTCCGATGAGGTGTTTGGTTGCCACACCACTAAGCAGTCTGCTATTGATCAGGCGGTTGCGATTTCGTTGGATGAGGATGTTGAGTTTTTGGGGGAACGGGATTTTCGCGCCGTGGATTTGAGTGCGCCTGAGTTTATGCGTGAGGCGGCTCGTCGTGGCCTTGAGTGGCACGCTGAGGGCTTGTCTGGGGATGGTTTGGCTGACCGTACTGTGCGTGAGGCGCGTGCAATGGCTGAGGGTAATGTGACGGCTGATAAGTGGGTGCGGATTCGTGCGTGGATTGCCCGGCACATGGTGGATTTGGATTCACCGGACGCTGACCCTGACTCGGATGGCTACCCTTCGGCGGGTGTTGTTGCTCACGCCTTGTGGGGCAGTGTGGGCGGTAAGGATGGGGCGCGCCGAACTCAAGACTATGCAGACCGGATTATTGGTAGAATTGAAGCAGATAATGCCGGACGAGCTAAGGGTGAAGCTGTGAGCAAGATTGAGACACGAGTTTTTGTCAACGATTTTGAGGTGCGCGAAACCTCCGATGGGATGACACTCACCGGTTACGCTGCTCGGTTCAACCAACCGTCTGAGGATATGGGTTTTGTTGAGCGGATTGCGCCTGGTGCGTTTAAGCGTTCACTGTCGAGCAGGAACGACATTAAGTTGTTGTGGAATCACTCGAGCAGTGACGTGCTGGGATCTACTCGTGCCGGGACGTTGCGTTTGATGGAGGATGAGTACGGTTTGCGTGTTGAGGCTGATCTGCCGGACACGTCTACCGGACGCGACGCGAAAGTTTTGATTCAGCGTGGTGATGTTACCGGATTTAGTTTTGGGTTTACTGTTCCCGCTAACGGTGACAGTTGGAATGCGGACGGCACTGAGCGCACGCTAAAGTCTGTGCGCCTTTTGGAAGTATCCGCCGGGGTGGCTTTTCCCGCGTACCCCTCAACTGTAGGAAGTGCACAAGTGCGATCACTGGAAGATATTATTATGGATGCCGAACTTGATTTAGAAATGGTCACGGTTGCCTTGACCAAGATTTCCGCTGGTGAGCCTATCAGTGAGGTTGAGAAAGAAATGATTGAGACGGTTATGGATCAACTTGTGCCGGATGATGCCGCGCCCGAAGTTGTTGTTGAGGAAGTCCCGGCTGAGCCTGTGGTTGAGGATAACAGCGGTGACATGCTCGCGTTGAAGCGTAAGCGTCTCGCCCTTTTGGAACTAATCGAAACCCTGTAACCCTCGCCCTACTCGGTAGGGTGTTGCGGTATCCTTGAGGTAAGCGTTTGCTCGTCAGCGACAACGTGAGGGCCTGAGTCAGCTCGGTTCGATTCATATTCCTTACTATCCTTTTGGAGACTCTAATGAGTAGCTTTATCTCTGGGCAGTCGGAAGAGCGCGCTAACCTGATTACTCAGGTTCGCGAGATTCTTGACCGCGCCGAATCTGAGGCTCGTGGCCTCACCGTTGATGACCTCGGACACGTTGACCGTCTCGAGGCACGCATTTCTGACATTGATGCTGCGCTTGGTGTGGCTCGTCGTCAGGAAGAACGCCAGAACGAGGTTGCCGCTGCTGCCGCGTCGTTTGTTCCTGCTGTGGAATCCCGTACCGATGGTGACGTTTTCCGTTCGATGGCTCGCGGTGAGATTCGTTCTCACACGTTTGAGTCGCGTGCGACACTCGTTCCCGCCACTGCTACTGTTCCCGTGTCGTTCCTTGACCGCGTGTACGGTATCGCCCGTCTTGTCGGCCCGATGCTTGACGTGTCTGAGGTTATTCAGCGCACTTCTGGCAACGACCTGCGAATTCCGATTTACACCGCGTTTAGCACTGCAACGGCTACTTCTGCCGGTTCAGCAATCAGCGAGTCCAACCCCACGTTTGACAGCCTGCTTCTGCAGCCTGCCAAGACCGGGTTCATTGTTCCTATCGCTAACGAACTCATCAGCGATGCGGGCTTCGACATTGAGGCCACGATTGCTGAGCAGGCCGGTAACGCTATCGGATTTGCTGTCAACGGTTCAACCACCACGACCCTTGTGGGCGCGGCTGGTTCTGGTGTGACCGCTTCCACGGCAACCGGGTTTACGGGTGACAACCTTATTGATCTCGCGTTCTCGGTTGATGGCGCGGCTCGTAACCTTCCTGGTGCTGGTTACATGGCTAACACTCAGACGCTTGGTGCGATGCGCAAGCTGAAGGACGATCAGGGTCAGTACCTGTACCAGATCAATGTTGGTGCTCCTGACGCTTTCGCGGGCTTCCCGGTTTACGAGAACCCCGCTTTGGCTAACGTTGCCACAACGACTAAGTCGGTGCTGTTCGGTTACTTCGGTTCGTTCAAGATTGCCACCACGGGTCTTGAGGTTGCCACGTCGAGCGATGCTTACTTCGCTAACGATGTGACTGCGTACCGTTTCACTTACCGTGTTGCTGGTGGTTTGACTCACGCTCAGCACGTGAAGTACCTGCTTCAGCCGTAGGCTGTGCAAAACTGAAATCCCCCGGCGTTGTAGGTTCGCCGGGGGATTTCTTTGTGCCTTTTGTCTTTTTTCGGGCTAAACTTTTGCCATGACCTACGAACAACTAGACGGCCTTATTTCTTTTGTCTCCAACAGTCCGGGGCAGGCCACCGGTTACGGGCAACAGGGTGCGCAAATTGTGGAGCGTATGGTGCGCCACGGGTTGAAGGTTGCCGCGCTAAGTAACTACGGCCTCGAGGGTTCGGTGGGTGAGCTTGAGTTTGCGGGGAAGAAGATCCCGCATTACCCGCGCGGGTTCAAACAGTATTCTGACGATGTAATCCCTCAATGGCATGAGGATTGGAAGAGTCAACACCCGGATGTCGCTGACGCGATTTTCACCCTTTACGATGTGTGGGTTTACAACGATTTACCGCAACGAGCGGATTTTCTCGCCAAGTTTATTTCGTGGGTGCCACTTGATCACAGTTCGTTGCCTCCGAATGTGGCTAAGTGGTTGCTCCGCCCGAATGTGACACCGGTGACAATGTCACCTCACGGGCAACGGCAACTCGAGGCGGCAGGTATCGCCAGCACGTATATTCCGCACGCCATTGACACGAAAGTGTTTAAGCACCGCGAGAAGATGGCCGACGGGGTGAACGCACGCGAATATTTGGGGGTGAAACCTGATGAGTATCTCGTGGGCGCGGTCAGCGCGAATAAGGCCAATGGGATTGTGCATCGCAAAGCGTATGGCGAACTTATTTTGGCGTGGAGTGTGTTTGTGAAGAAGCACCCGACGGCGAAACTGTATTTGCACACTGAACCGTCAGGCATTACGGGCGGGTTTGATTTGGCTGCGCTCATGCAGGCGTGTGGTGTGCCTGGTGATTCAATTATTTTTGCGGATGTGCGCCGGTTTCGTCGCGGGTATTCTCAGGAGGATATGGCGGCGTTGTATTCGGCGTTTGACGTGTTGGCTAACCCGTCTTACGGGGAAGGGTTTGGCGTTCCTGCCATTGAGGCGCAAGCGTGTGGTACTCGTGTGATTGCGAGCGGTTGGGCGGCATCACAAGACCTCGTGGCTGAAGATGGTTGGTTGTTGCAGGGCACACCTTTTTGGGATGAAACGCAACGCGCCTGGTGGGAGATTCCGTTACCTGGTTCGATTGTGAACGCTCTTGAGGAGGCTTTTAAGGCGGATCGTGGCCCGTCACGGGTTGCACGCGATTTTGCGTCTCAGTTCGACGCTGAACGCGTTTGGAAGTGGGGTTGGTTGCCGTTCTTTAGGGAGTATTTTGCTAATTGATTTTGTGTCGTATTCGGGTGAGGCTGAAATGTTGCAAGCACGTATGCAACATATGGAGGCCGATTTGACGATTGTGTATGAGTCCACACGTTCGTTCACTGGGTTAGAGAAACCGGTGTCTGATTTAAGTGGTCTTGAGGACGTGTTGCATTACGTCGTGGAGGGTGGCACTGATCTGAACCCGTGGGCGAATGAGTACGCCTATCGTCGTGAGGCGTTCACGTATCTGCTGGGGTTGGGTTTGCCGGATGATGCTCTCTTGGCTGTGTGTGATGTTGACGAGTTTTTGGTCACCGAGCTTATTCGCCCTGAGTTGTCGGTGTGGAATATCACGAAATATCAAATGTCTGCCCGTTGGTTTCAGCAAGTGGAGTGGGCTTCGCTTTCGGGCGCGCTTGGACATTTCAAAGATGCTGACATTGTTGACCTGATTCGCACGCGCGAGAACTTGCCGGAGATTCGCGGCGGTTGGCACTTCTCATCTTTTCTGTCGCTCCCAGATTTGCAAACGAAATGGCGCAATTTTTCTCATCAGGAATTGGTGCGCGAGAACATGGATGACTGGGTGGAGAAGTGTTGGCTGGAGGGGTTGGCGGTGGAGAACGGTAACCCGATGACCCAGTTGGCTGACCTGCCTGACTTACCGGCTGCGCTGTTGGATGGCCCGGCGTTTTGGTTTAGGGGTCGTAATGATTCCTAGCATGATTGTGCCGACGTTGACCCGGCATGACCTACTCACGCAAATGTTGAAAAGCATTGACTACCCGGTTGGCTTGCTCATCATTATCAACAACAACCTGAACGCTGATTTTGAGGGTACTGATTCGATACCGGATTGTGTAGCGGATTATCGGGTGTTAAATATGCCGTCGAATCTTGGGTGTGCTGGTTCGTGGAATCTTGGTATCAAGTTGCAACCGTTTAGCCTGTGGTGGTTGGTGGCTAGTGATGATGTGGTGTTTGCGCCTGGTGCGTTGGAGCAGTTTGCGGGTGAGTGTTCGCCGGATCGTTTGACAATTTTGAGTGAGTGGCCTCACTGGCAGTTTTTCGGTTTGGGCAGTGAGGTGGTTGACCGGGTGGGGTTGTTTGATGAGAACTTTTACCCTGCCAATTTTGAGGATGATGATTACCAGCGTCGGTGTGAAGTTTTGGGTGTGGACGTTTACAGGTCGGACGTGGCTCATTCTCATGTGAAGCAGGCAACAGTTCACGCACCTGAGTGGGCGGAGCAAAACGTGCGAACCTATAACGCGAACGAAACATATTTCGTGCGGAAGGTTGATCGTGGGGATGTGTCTGCCGGTGACTGGTCGTTGAAGATTCGGCGCGCGAACGATTGGGCACGCGAACTCTAATTCGTGGTGTGACGCGGTAAACTAGAAGCATGGCTATTGTCAACGGGTATTGTTCTCTCAGCGAGCTGAAGGCGGCGTTGCGTGTAACCGATGCCATTGACGATTCGTTGCTCGAGTTGGCTATTGAATCGGCCTCGCGCGAAATTGACGGTTACACCGAACGAGTTTTTTACAACGTGGCAGGAACACGCGTTTACGCGCCCACCAACACGTTCACATTAGACACCGACGACATTGTTTCAATCACGACTCTAAAAACTTCCAGCGACGGGGTGACGTTTAACACCACCTGGACGACGAGCGATTATCAGCTTGAGCCGTTGAACAATTTCGCCGGTGGCATTGTTACCCCGTACAACCGGATTCGGGCTGTGGGCGGGTTGTTGTTTCCGGCGTTTGGTATTGGTTCAATCAACTATCTTGCTTACGGCACTGGGACTATCAATTATGGTGAGGCTTCGGTGCAGATTGTGGGCACGTTCGGTTTTGCTTCTGTGCCGGTGGCGATTCGGCAGGCGACGGTCATTCTTGCTATGAGAGTGTTTAAGCGGCTTGATAGCCCGATGGGCGTGATTTCTAACGATATGGGCAGTATGCGTGTGGGTCGTGTTGATCCTGACGTGGAAGCCTTGGTGGCCCCGTTCCGTAAGGTGGCGGCGGGCTAGTGGCGATTGCTGAGATTCGTGCCGGGTTGGCGGCGAATATTGCGACGATTTCGGGGTTGCGGGTTGCGGCGGAGATTCCTGATAATCCGTCACCGCCGATTGCGATTATTGCGTTGAACAGCATTTCCTATGACTTAGATTTCAATCGCGGTATGACGCTCTATAATTTTACGGTGACGCTTGTGGTTGGTCGGGTGGCTGAACGGGACGCTCAGCGCAAACTGGACGCTTTTGCGGGTAATGGTGACCGGTCGATTAAGACGGCTGTGCAGTCTGACCGCCAGTTGGGTGGTTCGGCTTTTGATGTGAGGCTGTCAGAAATGTCGTCGCTTGGTGCGCTAAACTTGAATGAGCAGGTTTACCTCGCCGCCGATTTTAGTTGTCAGGTCTACGCAGAATAATGGAGAAACAAAATGGCTAAGTTCGTTCTTACCGATGTAAAAACGACCATCAACTCGGTGGACTTTTCTGACCACCTTGCAACCGTCACTCTTGACATGACCAGTGACGAGGTGGAGACAACCGCGTTTGGTGGTTCGGGTTTCCGTACTCGTGTTGCAGGTCTAAAAGATGCTTCCGTGACGCTGTCGTTTCACAACGACTTTGGTGCTTCGGGTTCGAGTGCTGTTGACTCGACGATTTACAACTTGTTTGGTTCTCAGGCAACCGTTGTGATCGTGCCGACTTCGGGCAGCGTGAGCGCAACTAACCCGTCATACACTGGCGTGTTCCTGGTGTCGCAGGCAAACCCGATTTCAGGCTCGGTGGGAGACCTTGCTACTCGTGACGTGACGTGGCCTGTCGCTGGTACTGCGGGTATCACTCGGGGTACTGTCTAACCATGAATCCTATTAACCTACTCATCACGTTTATTGATGGAACAAGCCGTGAGGTTACGGCTGTTGTCGCTGATCTCATGGCGTTTGAAGATAAGTTCGACAAGTCTGTGGCGGACTTCCAAAAGGGTGTTCGCCTGTCTTGGCTGGTGTTCAT